CGGAGCGAGCTTATCCAACACGCTCGACAGCAGATCGCGTTCAGCAGCCGTAATATCCTCTCCGGCCTCAACCTTCTCCAATGCGGCAGAAAGCGCGTCAGCGTCAACCTGGGCACGCTCAGCGACACGATCAAGATTTCTGACTGAAGTAGTGCCAGCCGTACCCGTATACGCCGGGAAAGCAACAATCGAAACTTCGTGCAAACGTACAGACTTCAGAGTACGTTCTGAACCGTCGGATGACCATGCATCTTTGATAACCGTGAACCCGAAACTCATCGCGTCAACATCGCCACGCTTCAACAGTTCAGCCGCGTCACGTCCAGCAGTCGTATTTGGAAGAATACCGCGAACCTTTAAACCGCGATCATCCTCAACCAGCGTCAACGTCTTTGCACGAGTTGAACCCAACACCTGCGAAGTATCATGATTCCACAACAGTTTGATATCGTTGCGTGAACGAAGCGACCGCGAGAAAGCTCCACGCTCAATCTTCTCCACAAATGGCAACGGCTCCGAAGGGGAATTGAAAACGGCAGCGTAACCTTCAAAGGTCATGCCGTCGCCATCCTCACGAACTTCAATGTGACCCGTCATTGTGCGAGTTTCACGTTCTTTTTTGGAACGCACATTATCCATCATTGGCAACTCATTAATCTTTTCCAACGTCTCAATCATCACAACCTCAACCGTCTCAGTCGGAATCCACTGCCCTTGTTCCTCATCATAAACACGCACATCGACACGTTCACCATCAACAGCGATAACCTCACCATAATTGACGTCATCGCCTGAAATCCAACGCACAATATCGCCAACTTCAAGCGAACCAATTTCTGCCCTAGATTCACGTTCACCTTCAAATGGTTCATCATCAGAAAGTGAGATAGCAATGGCTTGATCAATTGCGGCTTGCTTGGTTGTGTGGCATCCAAAAATATCGCCACCTTCATCTGTTACGGCCCAGCCGGAACATTCAGGATTATCGTTTTCAATGTAGTACGGCATTATGGTTGCACATTCTCCCAAATCTTAGTAACACCATTATAGCGAAGCACGTCGCCGTCTTGCGGGTTAGTGATTTGCACGTTCGAATCCGTACCGCCCAGCTCCGACCCAGCAGACACGTTCACAAAAATTGAGCCGTTAGATTGTTGTTTACGGATACAAAAGCCGATAAGTACTTTACGGTTAGGTGCAGACGGTTTCGTGGCCGTCATGCCACCTGGTTCAGACGGTGACAACCAGACCGGTTCACCCTCCACCAAATGATTCGTATTAAGACCGCGCACAAGGCCAAACGTCGTACATAGCCCAGTATTGCCGCCCGTGACCGTCTCAGTCATAATGCCCAACGTTTCAAACGAATCACCATTCGCAGCCGTCGGATACGTCACAAGCTTATTGATACCGTCAGAGGAATTAAACGCAACAACTTTACCTTCAATAAGACCAGCATTCGTTGATGATTTCACGCGAGCATACTGTTCCATGCCAACCTGTTGCGTAACCTGCCCGCCCTTCATATAAATATCGAGCGTGCCATCCGTATCATTCCAAGCCAAACGGCCCGGAGCACCAGTCACAATCGCCGCTGTATTCATTTGAATCCATGACGGATCACCGATCGTATCCACCTGCTGCAACGCAGACGTGATAGTAGCCCGCTCAGTAAACACCGTAGCCGTAGCAGCACCAACCGCTGTAACCGTTGCCGACGTTGCTGACGTGGCAACAACCACGGCCGTAGAGACTGAAACCGTTACGTCAGTCATCGCGTCACTTCAGGATAAACCAGCACACGCCCCTCCACGAGGCGAGTCACGATATTAGCTGGCGAAATTAGTTCAAGATCATAGACGTATTGTTGCGGGCCGGGAGGTGTCGCTGAGATAGCCGCCGTCTGTGTGGCTGTAGCTTCAAGAATAATCGTGCCAGCCGTTCCGCCCAACGTGATTCCAGTACCAGCCGTCAACGATAGTACAGCCGTCGAGGAGGCATGCGTTTCGCGTATCTGCATCCGCGCACCATAGTTCGTCAAATTGACCGCTGTGCCGCCAGTCTGCCACGTCAAAGTGTAATCCCACGAAGCACCCTGCCACATGTTCAAATCAAGCAAACCTGGAGCCTGCATTAGTTCACCTCATAAGTAACATCAGAATCAGGCGAAATCTGCACCTGCTGTAGTGATGCCGGTGCAACACCCGTATGCTCAATTGGAGCAAGACCCATAGCCGCTAACACTTCAGATGGCTCAAATCCGACCGATACGAGACGTGCCGCCATAGCAATACGTTTCTCCTGAGCAACAAGATCAGCGCCATCAATATTGATATTCGCCAACGGTACACGAACCGAATCCGCCGCCACATCATCAATAGGACGCAAATCCTCCAACCGGCGCACATCATTAATCGTCAAATAGCCAGCCTGCAACCCATTCGCGTAAGCCGCCGTCCGAGACGTAATATCCGCCCGCAACAACCCGTCAAGATTAAACTTGATAAACGCATTCTCGCCGCCAGGAGTACGCGACATAAGAGGCGAAATAGCGCCCTCAATTTTCTGAATGATAGGCCGTAGTCCGTGAGTCACCCAAGCCAAGTTCGTCTGCTCAACCGAAGCATACGAGGAACTACCTTCAGTGATAGCCAAAAGATGAGGAGGCACATTGAACGCACGACAAATATCCAACACAGCCTGATTGCGTGACTCAATAATTGTCGACTTCTCCGGATCAATCTGAGTCTGCTTCCACGTAGCTCCACCGCTCAACACTCCCGTCTTGTGGCCACGCCGCCACCCCGAATGAGCCTTATCAAACCCGTTCCGTAACTGTTCCGACTGTTCCTGAGTGATATTGCCCGGAACCTCAATCACGCCAGATAGGTTAGTGCCCGACCCAAAGAAGGTTGCCGCAAACTTCTCCATCGCCAACGCAAGACCAAAGTTCTCTTTCAACGCCTCGATACGGGAAACGCCGCGAACCTCACCAGGCTTCACCACGTCAGGAATGAACAGAATCTCCTCAGTGGTGAGCGGCCTGTCCTCACCCTGCACCTTAAACACGAGCCGACCGATAGAACCGCGCTTCACCTCAACAGTGGTCGGATTCAACACCGTCATGTTCACAATCTGACCCGACCCGTTCGAGAAGATCCGCACGAAAGCATTGCCATCCAACAACAGCGAAACAATCAACGAATTATAGAACGCCTCTTTCGGCAAATCCACGTCAGGCTTCTGCACCCAGTCAGGAGCCGGCCGGAACGGGAAACGCGCACCATCCCGACGAATAAACACGTCAATCGGGAGCGTGCTAATGGTATCGGCAATAAGCGAAACAGCCGAGAAAACGGCATTGACCTGAAACACGTTATCAGCGGTCACATTCGTATTCGACAGATTGCCAAACTCAACATCACCACCAGTCGCAAACAACGTCTGATAGTTGATAGCCCGAGACTCAAACAAACGCTCAAACATTACTTACGCACCGCCAACCCGATCAGAATGGCGAACGCGCCAGCAACAATCAAAGCCGCCGGCCATGAGATGAAAGCTACACCCGCCACCACAAGGGCAGACCCGAGAAGCTGTAACGCTGTAGACATGAACCTGCCTTAATAGAAAAACTGTGGAACCACTTCTTCCATGATACCGAATGTAGCGCGGTCGTGCGCCATAATAGCAGACACCGCCGCGTCAATCTTACGAGGCGAATTGCGTGAATCCTTTTTCACGTGGGGGCCGGCAGGCGTCATCTTCACAATCGCGTTATCGAAATGCCGTGCAAGTGTAGGGTTGCCGTCATGCGTCAAGCCCTCATTCGTTACCGCGTCAAACAGTTTCGCGCACGCCTTAATCATGCGGCTAGGTGATTGAGGAAACTCGACCACCGGCAGGCCGTGATCATCTAACGCCTGCATGGTACGCGCCCAACGGAACGGATCAAACACAACTTCACGCACACGATGAGACGCACAAAACTCCAACACGGTAGCTTCAACGTCGGCAATGTCTACACGCCAATCATCACCATCAAAATCTAAATCTTTCTCCCACGCCCTCACGAGAAACACGTGAGGCAATTCGTCGCCCTCCGGAACAGTACACCCAACAATAACCGTCGAGTCACCCGAGAACGAACCATCAACCGCCAAAACAAT